CAGGATTACTTCCGTCACCAGCGCCTTCTCGCCCTGAGCAGAGAAGCGAGGGCGGACCGCGCCGACCGGACGCTCGACGAGTGGGCGAACGCCGAGGGCGCCTCGGACACGCTTCGGGTCTACTGGCACCGCTACACGGCGAATGCGGCGGGGCGGGGGATCGAGCGCCACCAGTTGGAGCTGTCGGGGCCGTCAACGCATGTCGAGGACAGGAGCGCGTCGCTTGCCGAGATCGCCGAGGTCCTCAGCGCCTCCGGGGCGCTCGGGCTCCCCGCCGGGGAGCGGGACGGCGGCGGGGCTGCTCGCGAGCCGCTGGCCGACGCTCGAGAGCCTGTGGCCGCACCTGCGGACGGCGTCGGCGAAGCAGGCGGCGTTTCTCTGCCTTGACTGCCTCGAGGCCGGTTACGGCGGCGCGGCGGGCGGCGGGAAGTCCGATGCGATCCTCGCGGCGGCGTTGCAGTACGCGGACGTCCCCGGTTACGCGGCGCTGATCCTTCGCCGCTCGTTCTCGGATCTGGCGCTGCCGGGGGCGGCGATGGCGCGCTCGAAGGAGTGGCTGACGGGTCGGGCGAAGTGGAACGAGCGCGACAAGACGTGGGCGTTCTCGAGCGGCGCGAGCCTCACCTTCGGCTACCTCGAGGCGGAGGCGGACGTCTACCGCTACCAATCGTCGGAGTACCAGTTCATCGGCTTCGACGAGCTGACCCAGTTCTCCGAGTCGCAGTACCGCTACCTGTTCAGCCGCCTGCGCCGGGTGTCGGCGATCGAGGTGCCGCTGCGGATGCGCTGGGCCTCGAACCCGGGCGGGGTCGGGCACGGCTGGGTCAAGCGCCGCTTCATCGACGAGCCCGCCCCGGGGGTCGTGTTCGTGCCGGCGCGCGTCTCCGACAACCCGGGCCTGGAGGCGGACGAGTACGTCGAGAGCCTCAGCCATCTGCCCGAGACGATCCGCGCGCAGCTGCTGGAGGGCGACTGGGGCGCCTTCGAGGGGGCGGCGTTCACGATCACCGGGGACCACCTCGTCGAGAACCTGGAGGTCCCGCGCGGCTGGGAGCGCTTCGAGTCGATGGACTACGGGCTGACCAACCCGACCGTGTTCCTCGCCTGGGCGGCCGACCACGACGGCAACCTTCTGAGCTTCGGCTCGTACTACCGGCCGGGGCTGCCATCCGAGACGGCGCCTATCGTTCTCAAGTTGCGCCAGCTCTGGCGCACGAGCGTTTGCTGGGGCGACCCCTCGAGCCTGGCCGCCCCGACCTCGACGATGAACCGCTTCGGCCAGCCGCTGACGATCGAGCAGGAGTTCGCCGACCACGGGCTGCCGATCGCGCGCGCGAACAACGAGCCGCGCCGCGGCTACACCCGCCTGCGGGAGCTGCTGCGCTTGGACCCGGGCAGGCGCTTCCCCGACTGGCACCCGCGCCGCGGCGAGCCGGGCAGCCCGCGCTGGTTCATCGTCGAGCGCCAGTGCCCCGAGCTCGTCGAACAGCTGCGCAGCGCCCCGTTGCAGCCGGTCGACCGGCGCTGGGCCGGCGAGATGATCGACCCGCGCTGGGAGGGCGCGCACGGGCACGCGGTCGCCGCCGCCCGCTACGGCGCCATGTCGCGCCCCGGGCCGAGCCCGGAGCCCGAGAAGGAGCTCGAAACGGAGGCCGAAAGGCTTGCCTGGCTGCGGCAGCAGGCGATCCAGCAACGAAGTCAGGCGCACGACAGCCGCAGGCCCGCTTTCCAGCTCTAGGGAGGAGCACGATGAGCGTCGAGTTCGAGAAACAGGTCTCCGGTGAGCGCCTGCTTGCGCAGTTCCCGTCGATGTGCCTGTGCGGCTCGCAGAGCCCGCCGGTCGTCGACACGTTCATGGACAAGCCGGGCTACGGGCGCGTCTACCTGTGCCGGCTGTGCACGACCCGCGCGGCGCGGGCGCTCGGCCTCGTCAAGGGGGACGAGCACACGCGGCTCGGGAACATCCAGGACCTGCTCGCGCAGGCCGAGAGCGAGATCGGCGAGCGCGACCGGCTGATCGAGAAGATGACCAAGACAGGCGCCGAGCGCGACCAGACGATCGCGAACCAGCGCGGCTACATCGACACGCTGCAGGCGGAGATCAGCCAGATGCGCCACCTTGCTTCACTGGTTGCAACCAACGCAAGGGAGATGGTGGAGGTATGACGAGCGACACATTCCGTGAGGCGCGCAGCCTGCTGGTGGAGCGCGACCCCGAGCAGATCGGGCGCGGGCTCGCGCTGACCTCGATCAAGGACGCGACCTGGGTGCACCAGCGCCACGCGCTCGCGCAGGGCTACAACTCGATCCTCGAGCTGGCGGTCGACGAGCTCGCCGAGCAGATCGCCGCGCTGAAGGCGCGGGTCGACGCGCTCGAGGCGAGGCTCGGCTGATGGCGGCTCCGCTCACCGTGGCGCTTGCCCGTGACCGGCCGCTGTCGTCCTTCCACTTCCCGCCGGGGACGTCGTTCCTGCGCGGCTGGAATTGGGGCCAGGCGGCCGGGCGCTGGGACAACGTCCGGCCCCCCTACGGGAACTGGTATCAGGTGCCGCCGCCGATCGTCCCCGGTTGGCGGGGGCCGGCCAGGCCGCACCTGCTGCAAAACAGCGTTGCCTCGAATCCGCGGGTGACCGTCTGATGCCGGCGGCGAGCGAGGCGCAGCGGGCGCTCCTGAACGCCCGCTTCGGCCACGCCTGGGTCAAGGCGCACCACTTCGACAACCGGGGCAAGCTCCCCGCGCACGTCCGCAAACGCAAGCACGGCCGGCCGACGCCGGTCACCGCCACCCTGAGCAGAGGAGGCAAGTAGATGAGCAGCAGCGCAATCGCCGAGGCGCGCGAGAAGGCAGACGACAAGACCGGCAAGGCCGAGAAGAGCGAGCGCCTGAAGGAGCTGGAGAAGAAGCTCGCCGACCAGGAGGGCGACGACGAGGTCGAACCGGAGGCGGTCCCGTCCGACACGGCGGCCGAGCTCGAGCGGGTCAAGCAGCTCATCGGCGCGCACATCGGGATCGACATGCGCTCGCCCGGGCAGGTGAAGCAGGCCGAGATCGACGGGCTCAAGGCGGAGATCGAGCTGGAGCAGCAGCAGGCGAAGGAGGCGAAGGAGGCCGAGCAGGCGCAGAAGGATGCCGAGCGGGAGCAGAAAGAGGCCGAGGAGGCCGAGGCGAAGGCCAAGACCGGCACGGCGCGCTCGGCCAAGTGACCTGGCAGGTGCTCGCCGTCGCCATCACGGCGCTCGCCGTGCTCGCGTTCACGATCTACACCACCGGGATGCTGTTCCGCAACCTCGTGCGCCAGCAGGCGCGCGAGCGGGAGCTGCTCCTGAACCAGATCATGCATCTCGCCGGGCGCACCTGGACGCCGCCGCCCGCGGCCGACCTGGATGCGCTCGGCGAGGACACCGTGATCGCCTACATCGACCCGTCGCAGCTACCCGACGAGTAGCGGAGGACGCTTGACCAGTCTCGCGATCGCGGAGCCGAACGGCAGCCGCACCCTGCTCGACCCCGCCGTCAAGCCGATCCGCGACCGGATCCGGCAGGGCCGCGAGAGCCGCAAGCGCGCGATGGAACCCACCTGGTCCCTGAACCTCGCCTACGCCGCCGGCAAGCAGTGGCTCGGCTGGCACGACGCCACCCGCACCCTCCGCACGATCCAGGAGCTCGACCCGCGCTACAAGGGCCGCGAGCTCTACACCGCCGACGTGATCACCGAGTACCGCACGACCGCGCTGGGGGAGCTCGGCTCCGACAACGACCGCCCGCAGCTCCTGCTGCGCCGCGACGACCAGGCGAGCGAGGGTTACCAGTCGCAGCTGAACCGGGCGATCGAGTACGGCTGGGACCACGAGTGGCGCGGCGACGACATCCTCGCCCAGGTCGACCGATTGGTCGTCGACCTCGGCACCGCCGCCGTCCGCTGCCGCTACGACCCCGGGCAGGGGCCGGTGATCGCCGACAACATGCCGCACCTCGCCGGCAAGCCGGTGATGGACCCCGAGCAGGCGATGGGGCTGATGGCGAACGGCCCCAATCCCGACGTGACGATGGGGCCGCTCAAGCAGGGCCGGATCTGCTGGGAGGCGCTGTCGGTCTTCGACCTGATCGTGCCGCCCGGCGCCGTGCACGAGTCGCAGTTCCCGTGGGAGTGCGTCGTCCGGCCCGTCTACCTCGCCGACGTCAAGGAGCGCTACGGCGACCTCGCCGCCCCCTTGAAGGAGGACGGCGACATCTCGAGCGGGCTCGGCCTGTCCGCCTCGAGCCCGACGCTGAACGGCCCCGCCTACGCGGTCAGCGACGGGCGCTCGAACCGCCTGCGCGACCACATCTGGCTGTTCGACTACTACGAGCGGCCGACCAAGACGAGCCCGCAGGGCAGGGTGTTCACGTTCGCCTCGAACGACCTGAAGCTGCTCGACTACCAGCCGCAGCTCCCTTACGCCGGCCCCGACGGGGTCTACCGCTCCGGGATCGCCTACTTCCACTGGTGGCGCGTCACCGGCCGCTTCTGGAGCCGCTCATTGGTCGATGCGCTCCGCGACGGGCAGCGCGGGATCAACAAGCGGCGCACGCAGATCAACGAGATCATCGACCGGAACATGCCGTTCGTGATCGTCCAGACCGACTCGAAGGCGAAGCGCAAGTCGGGCTTGGTGAACGAGATCGTCGAGGTCGACCCGTCCGAGCGGGCGCCGCAGGTGGTGCCCGGCACCGGCCCCGGGCAGTGGATGCAGGCCGACGTCGAGGCGATGCACGACGACCTCGTGCACGCCTCCGGGATCAACGGCCCCCGCCGCGGCGAGAACCCGCAGAACGTCACCACCTATTCACAGTTGAGCCTGATCAACGAGCTCGACACGACCAAGCGCGAGCAGATCTACCTCGAGCGGCGCCGCTCGATCGCGCAGCTCGTCGAGGACACGGTCTACGACATCCGCGCCTACTGGGGACCCGCCCGGCAGATCGCGCTCGCGGGTGACGACGAGCGGCTCGAGCCGTTCCTGTTCAACTCGACCAAGATCCCGCCGTTCTTCATCGTCAAGATCGGCAAGGGCACCGCCAAGCCGCGCTCGCAGTCGGCCGAGATCCAGAAGATCACCGACCTGTGGACGGCGGCCTTGAACGCGCAGGCGGCGCAGCAGAACCCCGGCGTCTGGGTGCGCTGGTACAAGGACTCGCTCGAGGCGGGCGAGGCGCTCGAGCTGCCCGCCGAGCAGGTGGAGGACCCGGGCGAGAAGGCCTCGCTCGAGAACCACTACATGATTCAGGGCGTGCCGATGCCGATCGCCTACTACGACATCCACGCCGCCCACCTCTCCCACCACCGGCTCGCCCAGGACCAGGCGATGTTCGCGCAGGACATGGCGACCTGGCAGATCCTCGAGCAGCACTGCAAGCTGCACATGGCCGCGATGCAGGCGCAGGCCGAGGCACAGATGGGCCAGCTCGGACCCGGGCCAGGACCCCCCGGCCCGGGTCCCGCAGCGGCCCCCTCCCCGGCGCCTGGGCAGGCCTCGCCGCCCAGGCA